GAATCAAGAGGCCTGCTAGTAACAAAGGTTTTACAGCACTGTCCTCGTCAAAAGTTTCCCTTGTAGAGCGTATTAACTGCCTTTCCTTTGTCAAACTGTCTAGTCCTACACGTTCTGCTACTTGAAAGAACTCTCCATCTGCTGCGTGTTTTAAAGCCCTGATAAGAAATGCTTCAGGTGCTTGCGTTATTGCTGTACTGAACAAGGCGAACTGCCCGTTAGATTTCCTTTGTCCTGTTTGATCTTTAAAGCTATTAGGATAGATAGCTATAACAGGCTTACGTTTTGCAGGCTGAATATTTTTTAGTTCTTCAGATTGTAATTCTAATATTGAAGAACTTTTTATTACAATATGAGGTACACCACTACCTTCTAGTACATTCCTAGAAGCACAATTAGAAAGTAAAGTCACCGATAGGCACAGTAATATTAGTCGTGCCGCCTGACTCATCTGTAACTGTAAGTGTGATCGTATCTGTTTCAACAATATATTCAATCGTATTACCCTCTAGTGTTAGCTTGCCTTGTTTCTGTGGTGTTTCCCCAAACAACTGCTCGACCATCTGTCTACTAAGCTGTGCGTATATCCTGCTTTCTAAATTTCTAATAAACCTAGCAAGTGTTGTGTTGCTGGCTTCCCTAGCTAACTCATCTTTATAAGCTTCTATCTCCTCTTTAACAGCTTCTCTTCTAGTAGCTTCTTGATTTTCTATTGTAAGATAATGAGATGAGGAGTTGATGCCAGAGAAGCTAGGACTTTTAAAGTTGTAAAGTATTTCATCTGCTTGTACAGGTTTGTTAAAAAAAATAAAAGATAACACTACTAAAGAAACTACAGAGTACAATAATAGAATTGTATTTGTTGAAAGTTTTTTAATCTTTTCTTTTATTTTTGTGTACATTTTCTAACCTATTCTTTTGTTTAAGTTCAAGTACAGTATTGATTTTGATCTGAAGGCGGATCATGTCTTGATCGAGCAAACGTAATTGATCGGTAAGTCTTATGATAGTTACTTTCATTTCCTGTACGGCAGGATCAATCTTATTAGTAATTGTCTGCCACACAAACCACACATAATAGCTAAGACCTATCACCATTACTACTGGAAACCCAAACTCACTAACCAGTTTTACAATATCCATTAATCTCTACGTGCGTCGATTGTACCGTCTTCAACAAAGTTTTCTGCTCTAGCTATTCTATCTAAGTCAGGCGATAAATTTAACGCACTTGATACGCTAGTATCTATACGAATTATATCGTTATTCATAGTTGAGGCTCTGGTTATGAGCATTTTAGATATAGCCTGGACAGTTTGTATTTCACTAACCAACCCATCCATTAGCTGTTTCATTACTAGAAATATAAAGTAAGACATAACTAAACCTCCTGCTACAGGAAGACCTAGTTCACTAATTAGTCTAACAACTTCCTGCATCAGTCTTTTTTATCAGTATTGCTCGCACCAAAGTAAAAAGAAATAATAGCACTTGCAAGACCACCTAAGTAGCCAAGTACTAAGTTAATTAATGCTTCACTGTTCTGCTCTGGAGGCTGTATAGTTACTAAGAATATGTAGCCCATAAAGCCACCTACTACTGTTACACCTATTACACGCGCAGTCCAGTCTTTAGAGAACATACCTCTTGCACCTTGTATGTCTGCTGTTTTAAGAGCAAACAAATCTACATCCAGCTCTTTCATTTTAACATCAAAGTCTGCATCTATCTTTTTAAGTTCTGCTAGTTGTTCAGGTGTAGCTGCCTGTATTGCTTTCTCTATTTTCTTAGGATCGTTATCAACTCCAAGTGCTTCAGCAACCATCTTAGCTGCCATCCCACCCATAGGGCCACCTAATGCTGTACCGATTGTCGGGGCTACTGCACCTAGTATTCCTTTAACGCCTTTAAGTAAGTTTAAATTCATGTCCACTCTCTTTTTCTTTTAGTTCATCGGGGGTAAATCTTATATCGCTTCCTAGTATTTTATCTACAGATTGCATAGCTACTTCTAAAGGCATCTCTGGCATCCCTTTTAAATATGCTTCTAGGATTTCTTCATAGACTCTACGAAACTGGTCGCGCTTTATCCATGCTAAGTCCTGCTTAGTTCTCATCTTACAATCAATACGATACCCCCTATCTAAATCATCTTCGTGGTAGAAGATTAACATATCGTCATTATAGTAATCGTTACTCATTTTACTTTCTAGACTTAGCTCCTGAACACTTCCAACGTTTGCGTGACAAGTTGTTTGGAGTGTTGGGATTGTTTTGTTTTTTCTTAGAAAGTCTTTTCTTTATTCCTAAACTTCTTGCGCAGTAGCTATCACCTTTACTTGTTCCAGGTTTTACTCTAGCTCCACCGCCCTTTGCTTTACCTGCTTGACCGTAGCTAACCTTTTTACCACTAGCTGTAATCTTTACTTTTGCTTTGCCTTTTCTTGGTTTCCGTGTTGCCATTATTTAAAACCTTTCTTCATGTTAGCGTAAGCTTTTTTACTTATAGTTGATTTGCTTTTAGGTCTGCTAATTCCTTTCTTTTTTCTAGCATTAATATTAGCGTATAGTCCTTTATTAGCTTGGGTTCTTTTTGTTTTCATATTGTTTCCTTTAGTCATCTGTATTGCTATTAAAAAAATAAGACATTTCTTCCTTTGATAGTTTAGGAGCAGTTTTTTTCTTTGTTTGTTTAGAGGATGTCACCATACCTGCGTTAGGGGTGTCATCTATCCAATTTGTCGGAATGTAATTACCACCAGTATCACTATTCATAAAGTATTTTGGATCCAATCCAGCAGCAGATGCTTCCGCTATCTCTTTTTCAGCATAGCGGCGGCCGTATTGATCGCGGACATTATTTGCTTCTGCTTGTTTCATTAATAAAGCCCATTCTTTATCTTTAAAACCAAGACTTGTATTAACATTTAAATTAATTTCAGGAAAGTCTTCTGGAGGTAATCCTTCGTTAGCTCGTTCTTTATTTATATTTTTAGCAGTATATTCATCAGGCAGGTTATATGCTCCATATCTTTCTGCCATAGCCATAAGATTTAGACTGGTTGGTTTTGTACCCCAAGTAACAGAAGCGTCTTCCTCTGTATTTTCTTTAGGAAAAAATTTATCTGTAACTTGAGTAACTTTCTTTTTTCTATCCTCTGCTGTTAATCTTCCAGCTTTTAAATATGCATTTATATTTTCTTTTGTAAAGCCTCCGCTTCCTTCTTGAAGCCCTCCTGTAAGAGTTTCATTAAATCTAAAATTGTATTTGTCTACCATTTTAACATTTTGATTTTTTGGATTAATATTTAAAGCAGAAGTTCCAAAAGTATGAAATAAATTTCGATTATTCCAAGCTAAAGTAGGAAAATATCCTGTAGTTTTTGGGCCTTTAACACCATCTGCACTTTCTTTTGATTTTAATTCTCCATCATTACTAATAAATAAATTTCCGTTTTTTATTTCTCTTCTAATAAACTCTTTCATTTCTGTTTGATAAGTTTTTAATTCATCAGGAGTCATATTTTTTTCAGTAAAATTATCTTTATTTTTCATAACAACTTTATCAATATATGTTCTATACTCAAGTGGAATGTTATCTCTAGTAACTTTTTTAACTTTTTTTCGTAACCTAGAAACAAGATTACCGTCGTTGTAACTTTCTCTTTCAAATCTAGTATGTTTAAATTTATCTAAGTAGTCAGATAGATAAGTTACTCCATCATCTTTATCCGTATTGTTTTCACCTAAATTTGTTATAAAGTTTTTCATGCCTGTAAAGCCTCCTAAGTGAGCCGCAGCTACCATTCCTTGTTCAGTTACAGGTATCCCTTTAATTTTTTGCCCTATGTATTGATCTAGTTTATTTCTTTTAATTCCTTTTCTAATATCGTTAACGTGCCAGTCAAATACTTCATCTTGTAATTTGTTATCTGCTACAAATTCTTCATTAGTAAATTGTTTTTTATTAACTCTTTTATAATCTGTTAATCTAGGATTACCAAACTGATACGCACCCATATATCCTAAATTATTTATAACTCTATAGTCTCCAGAGCTTTCACTATCTCTTAGCTTATCTCTAAATAGTTTAGGTAATATTTTTTTATCAGTTACTACATCTCTAGGAACAGCTTGGTATGGCCCACCTATTAATACAGCGTCTTTTGTTTTATATTGTACATCTTCTATTTTTGTTTCAGCCCTGCTTACTGTACGTTTAGATCTTCTTAAAAGCGCGCCTAAGAAGCCTCTAATTTTTTCTACTACACCTCCTATAAATACTGGTTGTCTTCTGTCTATAATATCTATAGGTAAAAATTGATTCTCTCTAAGTAATGTATAGCCTTGTTTAGTCTTAATAGCATCATAGCCTAGTTTAAGTATTTCATTCCTAACTAAAAAACTTTTACTTTTTTCAATCATACTTATTTTGTTGCTTGTTTTATTAGGATCATCTCTAAGTACATCATCTCTAAGAGTAAGCTGATAATCTGTTTCCTTAATAATTTCTTTAGCAATTACTTCGTCTGTATAAATTATTTTATCTTTGTTTTTATTTATGCTTTGTTGTACTGATTCTATTGTAGCGGACTCAATATCTAATTCTAATACTTTATTAAATTTAATTTTTCCTGATACGTTACCTCTACCTTTAGCTTTATAAACAGGCACACCAATAGTGCTTGACCTTCGATAAGCATCTAGTTTATCAGCAACTGTAAAACCTTTTAAGTTTATGTAGAACGTATCTTTTATATCAAGGTCTGGTAAATCTTTTTCTTTATATAAAGATATAGGTTTACTGTCATCCGTTTGATATTCATTTTCATCTCTAGTTAAAAAAGCATATATTTCATCTTGCTCTAAAGAAGCGGTAACTTCTCCTCCTTCAGCAAAAGGTGTATAAGTAGACTTGTCTTCTTTAAACATACCTTTAGCCCATCCCCTTAAGCTTTGTCTCATTTCTTTAGGATAAGCAGAATATCCAGGTAAGTTTTGTACACCTACTTCAAATATTCCTTGTCTATATAAAACCATATCTAAACCATCTGAAACAATAGGGCCTGTAGGGGCTTTCAATAATGCTGTTATATTACCGCTATTTCTTTTAGAGCCTTCTAAAAATCTATGTACATAATCAAAAGGGCCATAGCCTCCCCATCTTCTAACAGCGTCTGCTACTATTCTTACATCACTCTCTGCTTCTGTAATACTTCTGCCTTCACTTCTAATAGCATTAGTCATTACAGCTACGCCTGTCATCATAGTTGTAGCAGCAAGTACTTTAGGTACGTTAGCTATAGGATCACTAATAGCACTTCTTGCCATGCCTTTTAATACTGTGTTGTTGAAAGCTGTAGGGTATCCTGCAAATTGTACAAGCACCTGCGCCCACCAGTTATTAAACCATAAAGGTTTATTCCCTTCTGCTGCTGAAGGATTAAGAATAATTTCCCTAGAGAACATAGCTGTACCGGGTGTTACTTGAGAATCAAAAAACTTACCTTGCCTAAAGGTTGCTTCATTAAAATTACCATCTTTATCTACGTGTCTTTTATATGCAGATAGTCCTTCTTCTGAATCTATGCCTATTTGATGTAGTTCATTTTTTCTACGTTGTACTCCTCTAGCGTTTAATGTAGAACCGTAAAAATTTGTGTTGTCATTTAGTTCACCAAGTATTCTAATTACTTTTTGTTGACCAAATTTAAACGCTCCCATTTGTACTGCTTGTGTCCACGGCTGTAATAAGTTTATATTAAAAAAGGCATTAGAAATATTTTTAGCTATTCCTGAATTTAAACCTTCTCCGTACATACCTTCAATACGATCCATCATAGCGTTTTCTGTAGCTACGCCTGCTTGATAAACATCATAAAAAGTTTCATCATCTAGTTCTTTAAACAAACGAGTATCCTTGCCTGTTATATTTTTCATAGTATCAAAGAGCTGTCCAAAGTTTTTTCTAGCTACTCTTCCACCAGCCTTAGCAAACTCTGTAACAAAAGCGTTTGTGTCTGGAAGATCAGCTCTTGATAAAGCAATAAAAGGTTCTGATATACTAGACAAAGTAGCAAAAGGTAAATGAGCTAATTGTTGTGATACTTTAATTACATCTGTTAAAGTTTTAACAACAGGACTAGAAGGTACGCTGTTTTCTAAACCTGTAGTTACTTTATATAATTTAGTTAAATCCTTAACTAATTTATCTTGTTGTTTTGTTGTTAATTTTTTACCGCTTTCTTCTAGTTCGTTTAGAATAGGATTTATAAAATTATCACGGAAGTCACCTTCGCTTCTTCCAAAAAACTTAGCTCGTTCTATAGATTTAGACATGCTTACAGAATAGTTTTGAACAATTTCCATTACATCTGTATTAACAAAACCATGCTTTTGTAAGTCTACGTCGTCAAGTTCTGAAAAAGCTCTTTCTCTTGTAAAAGCATTTCCTCCTAAACCTGCGTTAGCAGTATTAAGATTTTTATATTTAGGGCTTTTTCTGTTAAGCATTTGTTGTACTATTACTTTAGCTTTAAACTTTTTAGCTGTTAACCTAAACTCGCCTGCTATGGTTGGATCAAATTCTAATAATTCTTTTTTAGTTTTAATATTTTTAAGATTATATTTTTTCTTTATAGACTCTAAAGCCATGTCTTCAAAACCGTCAAACTTTTCAAGAAAAGGTCTATCTGTAGCGGGATCAATTACGTTTCCAAAAGAATGTTGATCTATAGTTTTTATATCTACAGGCTTATCGTTTCTCCCTATAAGAACTAAGTTAGCATCTGGAATATCTAAACCATCTTCTAATCCATCATCTATCATTTTAGCTTTAGTAGTTTTTTCTAAACGCATATCTGTGAGTGTAGAATCTACTAACAGGTCTTCTAAAATATCTCGTTTTTCTTCTACTACATCTATCTTCCAGTGTCTAGGAAAGTAATGAGCAATACGTTGTTGAGAGTTTTTAAAAAGATCTACTACGTCTCCTGCTTTTTTACCACCTACTCTTTCAATAGCTAACCCGTCTTTCCATATCTTATCAAAAGCATCTTTTATTCCTTTAGCAGCTTTTAAAACTTCTGGAGATAGTTCTCTATTGTCTCTAACAACTCTTCCAAGTATTTCATAATCATCTCGGCCTTCTTTTTTAACTTTTATTAATTTAACATATTCATCTATATTAATATTTTTACTAAGCAAGTATAAAAGATCGTTATTGTCTTGAGGGTTTAATTTTTGTCTTCTGCCTGATAGATTACTCATGGCTTTTTGCATAAGCATAATATAATTAGATTGTCTGGCAGTTACTGAGCCACCAAAGGCTGCACTAGCTATTGGATCAAGACCTTTATCTGTTATTCTGCGCATAGCATCATGCCGTACATTTAATAATAGTTCTTCTAGAGTACCTGAACGTTCTGCTAATCTTTGATAAGGGCTGGTTGCTTTACTTGTAATTTGACTAACAGGGCCTATAATAGAATCCATAAGATTATTATAAACGCGAGCATCCTGCCTCCATTTTCTAACTTGTTCAGGAGCAGCGTCTTGAATTTGTTCTCTAGGTAATCCGCTTTCTTGTACATATTTATTTACGTTTCTTCTATGTAAAGCATTACCTAATTGAACTCCTGCGCCTGTTATTAAACCGCCTGCGATAGCAGAGCCTCCTGTTATTAAAGCAACCTGTCCTGCGCTATAGTCTTGACGTATGCCTGTTTGTACATCACTAATTTGATTAGACATACTAATAACACCACCGTCATAAGCTCCTTCAGTCATACCTATACTGACAGTTCTTAATCCTTTTTTCTTAGCAAACTCTTGGCCTGCTTTTTTAGAAGCTTGTCTAAAAGCCTGAGTTGCTCCAAACTTAGCAGCAGCACTTAGTCCTAATCCTACTGCGCCTCCTGAAGATATAATAAAAGGAACAGCTAAAAGATTAGGTAAATCAAAAATAAGATCTACAGCAATATCTTTAGTAGCTTGAAGAACATGTTCTGCCCCGCCTGTATCTGCTTTATCAAAAAGTTCTTTTAAATATTTATAATCAGCTTTAGTTTGTTCATCATATTTACCAGAACGATAAGCTAACATAGCTGCATCGCCTATGCTGTATTTAGCATCTCTTAAATTTTCATAAATATTTTCAGTACTTGTTATAGATTTTAAATAACGCATAGCTACTTTTTGATAAGTTGAGTCATCGTCTAAATCATTTAAACTAAACTCTTCATCTTTATTATAGTTTTCATAAGATTTTTTTCTTTCATTATTTAAATTATTTTCTCTAGTTTGGTTTTCGTGTAGTAGACGGCCTACGGGATCATCATCATAATTATTTGATTCTTTAGCCCAAGAATCATAAGAAGAAGTTTTTTGGATTTGTTGGGCTATAGGATCGTTAGCAGGTTCAGAAGAAGTAGGAATATTAATATTCTCTAAAGCCGCTTGTTGCCTAGCAGCTTCTTGTTTTTTTCTCCTGTCTTCTTCAGTTTGATTCCACAACTCAGGATTTTTTTCTTTAAAACTTACCCAATCAAAAGTAGTAGGATTATTAGAGATTGCCATTATTCAGGCCTTGATAGTAAACTAACGTACCCGCCCGCAGCGTCTTGGTGTCTTCCGGTTTTTTCGTCTATTATGTTATGTCGCATCTCTCTGGCTTTTCCAGACACTATATCAATAGTTGCTTGTGGCATTTCTTTACCTGTAATTGCATACATAAATTTAACAGGATCGTTTCCCGCTTTGTCAAAATCATCTAAAAAAGAAGGGTTTTTAAATAACCAAGAAGCTATATCATTTGGTCTGTTTAAAGACACTGGAGGCTTTTGAGAGTTCCACCATTCGTTAGCTACTTTATAAGGTGTATTATTTGCTGTTTCGTTTAGTGTGTTTATTTCTCTAGTAGTAAGCTCAGCATCGTCTTGAAAAAATCTTCCGAAACTTGTATCTATACCACTTTGATCTCCTAGATCGTCATATATATGTCCGCCCATTTTTTCGCCAGCTTTATTTAAAATTGGCTCTACCTTTTTATTAAACATTATATCAGGCTCTAAAGTAGAGTCATATAAATCTAATAAAGTAACGCTCCTTCCTATATTTGGAAAAGAGATATCCTTAACTTTATAAAGGTCTTCTATTTTTTCTTTTAATTCAGAAATTCTTTTAGTAGGGTTTTTAATTGTTTTTAATTGTGTTTGTGTTAGATCAAGATAATCAGGTACTCCAAAAAACTCCATAGATAAAACATTTAACTTTTGTTCTTCTGTTTGTTCAAAAGACGTTTGCATTTCTAAAGCTAAGGCATTAGGAGCATCTATCATTTTTTCTTTTAAAAGTTCTTTGTATTCGTCTGCGTTAATGCTTTGAGCAGAACTATACCTACTTAGTTCAGCGTCTATCATTTCTTTTGTAAGAGTAACAGTACCGTCTCTAACACTCCTAATTCTAAAGTTTATTTCAGAATTAAAAGCATCTGCGTTTGAGGTAGTATTTGCATAGTTTTCTGACAGCTGTGTTATTGTGTCTCCGTTAAGCACAGCATTATATCTTTTTGCTTGGTCAGCAGTAAAGTTTCCTGTATATTTAGAATCTAGAGGCGCTGCTATATGCCTACCCATTTGCTCAGGATCCAATTTAGTATATGTTGCTGAGCCTCGGCTGTACCAAGATGGAACTTTAGGCGTTACTCCCTGTAAGTTACCTGATCTAGTAAGTGTCACAACAGCGTCTTTCATAAAATCTGTTTTAAGATAAAGAGGATCACCTGATTTATAAGCTTCTTTATATTTATGCCAATTAGAAGAAGCTATAATTTGTGCGTCTTGTATAAATTTTCCTCTTGTAGAAAGATTGTTTTGACCACCTGTTGTTGGGTCTCTATCCTCAGCGCTTAATTGTTTAACAACACTAAACAAAGATGTAGTTCCTTTTATGTTTCCTTCAGCATCTCCGTAAGGTATAGCCATTTGCATAAAATCATTTTCTTTGTGTTTATTTGGATCTTTCATTAAAGCTGCTTCAGTATTCATTTGACCTATTACTTCATTAAGTTTAACTGAATTTTCTGTTACCATAAACATGTCTTGAATTTCGTTATTTCCTATAGCAGTATCAAAATCTTGAGTAGCAGCATTCCATTTTGTTTGTTGAGCAAAGGTTGAGTCTATAAAAGTTTGCATAGCTTGTTCTTCAGGAGTACCTTCTGCGTCTTCTTTCCGTAGACCTAAAAGCCTTAACCCTGTAGGAATAAGACTACCGTTTGCAATAATTTGTCTAGAACGTTTTGATTTAGGATCTTGATAGGCTTTAAAGTATTGTGCTTGTTTTTTTTCTGCTGTCATAGTTCCGTCTAATTTAAACTCTGAAGAAAGATTTAACATATTTTTAAAAGCAGATAAATCATCTTGAACATCTATTTTTGCTTGGGCAAATAAAGCCTTTTTAGCTTCGTTACTAATACCTGTTGTGTTAGTTAATTTATTATCAACATAAGTGTTCATAAAATCATTTACATATTGTTGTTCCCAATTAGGATCGCCTTTAAATCTTTTAGCAAAATCATCTTGAAACTGAATAGAAGTATCTACAAAGTCTTGCATTTTATTAAGCTCAGCCGCATCACTATTCCAAAATTCCTGCGCTCTTTTAGTTGCTTTAGCTGTTAATACTCGGTTTGTTCCTTCTCCAATAGCTACAATTTTATTTAAGTACTGACCTTTTTTTCTAGCCTTTGCTAGTCTTTTCTGTGAGTCACCTACTATTTTTTGTATGCCAGGATCTCCTGTTGTTGAAATAGCCATTATGCTTGTACCTCTTTGCTTAGTAGACTAGAAGCTTCTACAGGTTCTTTAGGAATGTCTAGTTGTTCTACACGTTTTTGTATTTCTCTAGGAACTCCTGATGTTTTTAATTTAGGAATAACTTTATCTTTTGCTGCTTCCATAGCTTTTTGCAGCTCGCTTAATTGTTCTGTATCATCCATAGTATCTTCGTCATCATCAATAACAGGCTCATCAATACCCCCGTGTGTAGCTATTGCAATTAACATGTACATTACAGGCTCTAGAAGCATCATAGCTAAGTCAGGATTCCATAGCCCTGCAGAGAACCCTTTATAAATAATAATGTCAGTAAGCTGTCCTATAGGCACGCCTTCTCTCATTAGTTTCATTAAACTATGATATGTTTCAGGTTCTGTTATTTCTAAAAAAACAGTATCTAAAGCAGGCTGTATAGAAGTAAACTGTGGTTTTTGTTCAAAGGGTTGAGGGTTATCTGGATTGTTTGTTAAAGACTGTCCAGGTATAGGCGCACCTGATGTAGCTAAGTGTTCTAGTCCTGCTCTGTCATAAGTTGGTTCGGCCATTTTTATTTTTCCTTTACGATTGTCTTACAATATTTCTATGACTATAAAATGAATTAGCGTCAAATCTATATCCTGATTTAAACATGTTTTGGTCTAGCAAAGGAAAGTTAACACTAAAGTCTCTTGTTGTTTCTGGAGTTGTTATTTCAGAACCTATAAAGTCTGCATCAAAAGAATCAAAGCTAGGTAGTCCTCCTGCTGCCATCTGGTCTTGTTTTTGTTGTTCTGTAGCTTTATCATATGCGTTTTTAACTTTACCTGCTTTCTGAAGTAAACTAGAGCCTTTAGGTTCAGCTGTTTTTGATGCTACATTTATAGATCGTTCTGCAACAGTACCTGTACCAGCACCTAATATTTCTGTTTTAGGTATTAAAATTTCTGTTGATGTTTTTCCTGCAGGATATCCTAAACGTGAAACACCAGTACCTCCTTCTCCTGCACCAAAAAATTTACCTGTTTCTACAGATGCTGTAGGTACACGAACACCTGAAGCTGTTAAACCAGTACCTCCTTCTCCAGCACCTACAGTAGGAGAAAAACCTGTGCTTTGTTTTGCACCTGTTAGTACATTTTTAGCAGCTTGAAAACCTCTATTAAGAAAAGCAGTAGTAGATTGCCCTGCACTATAAGCTGTTTGAGCTACGAACCTAGCTCCGTTAGCTATGGTTGCGGCTATATTGGCTACTATTCCAGAAGTTGCTGCTGCTGTAGTTGTAGTTGCTGCTGCTGTACTTGCTGCTGCTGCTGTACCTGCTGCTGCTGTAGTTCCGGCTGAACCTGCTGCTGCAGTTGTCGCTGCTGCTGTACCTCCTACACCCATCATACCTGCAACAAAGTAAGCTCCAGTAACTATAAGAGCTGCTGCTGCAATAATTTTAAAAGCTTTACTTTTAACTACTTTCTTTAACGTTTTTTTAACTTTTTTACCAAAGCGTTTAATTTCTTTTCTAACTTTTTTAGAAGCTAATAATAAACCGCCTATTCCTATTGCTAATGCTCCAAACATTTTTATCTCCTATTATGTATTATCTGTAGCTACGTTAACTAACGTATCAAATATTTTAGATATATTAGAATTATTTAAGCTATCCCAATACTGTGCAGTTTGCGCGTCATTACTCATAGATGCGGCTAGTAAATGTGTTTTCCTATCTTCAAATTTTTCTCCTGCTTGGAACTCATAAGTAGCCCTGTCTCTTAGTTCTTGCCATAAAAATGACTGAGCTTGTGCCGACATACCAAATAAATTCTGTGCGTTCTGCATGTTAATTTGATTCTGAGCTGCTGTATTAATTGTATTAGCATTTCTACGCCAAGCTACATTAGATTGTTCAACAGCCTGTGCATTAGTAGCGTTCCATTTATTTTTATCGTAAGCAAGTTGTGTGTTAAAAGTATCTACTTGTGTAGCCAGTTGAGCATTAAGTTTATTCTCATCAGAAGATAAACCTCTTGCTTGCATAGCTGCTTGTGTTGAAAGTTGAGTATTAAACTGTTCCATAGAATTTAACTGAGCTGTATTATTTAAATCAACCTGCTGAGCAAGACTAGCCATGAATTGATTTGTTTGATTTTCACTTGTAGAATTAAATTGTTTAGCTACATTTACTGCAGCGTTATTGCTTAACAGTGTTTGTTGTTGCTGTTGAGACGTAAGCATATAAGACTGTTGTGTATTAGTAAGATTAGATATATCCATCTGTAAAAAAGATTGTGCATTTTGAGCTGCAAGTTTAGTACGCTGATCTAGTGTATTTAAATCTAAAGAAGCCATAGCTGTAGCGTTTTGCAAAATTGCTTGCTGCTTGTTATTTAAATTAGTAAGGTTTGCAGTTTGCATAAATTTACTGTTAGCTAACTCTACTTGTTGTTCTGTAGTAAATTTAGTTAAATCCATATTAGCTACCATAGTAGCGTTTTGCATAGCTTTTTGTTGATCTACGTTAAGCTGTGCTAATCCCATTTGCTGAGCTAAGTCTGCATTTTTAATATTCATCTGCATACGTTTATTTAAATTAGCTAACTCAGTTTGTTGAGAAGCGTTTAAATTTTCTGAGCCTGCTTGGTTCTGTGCGCTAAGGTTAGCTAGTCTCATTTGTTGATCAGTATTAAGATTAGCTTTTTTCATATCGTTAGCAAAAGCTGCGTTCTGACTTAAGAACTGTGCGGCTGTTTGATATTCTGCTAATCGTTCTTGCTGTACTGCAGACATGTTTTCTCTAGCTGTTGCATCTTGTATTTGTAAGTTAGCTAAATCTACTTGTGTTGCTGTAGATAAATTCTGAGCGTTTATAGCTTGTTCATTTTGTGCGTTTAGTGTTGCAGCTTGTTGTTGGTTCTGCAAGTTAGCCATGAGTGTTTGTTGTTCTTGTTGGGCGCTTGTAAGAACAGCTTGTTGTTTAAACTCGCTTTGAAGAACAGACATTTGCTGTGCGTTTTGTGCTGTTTGACTTGCTGCTGTTTGTTGATTAGCAAGATTAGCCATACGCCTTTGCATATCCTGAGTAGATTGCGTAAGATTAGCTTGTTGTTGGTTTGATAAGTTTTGTGCTGCTCTTGTTTGTAAAGCTTGTGCATTACTTTGAGCAAGTGGTAAAGCACTTTGAATAATAGCATTAAACAAAGCATCTCTACCTACTGTAGAAACTTCCATGCCTCTGTCTGCTAAGTTTTGATTCATAGCGTCTACTGCAGGCTTAGCCCAAGCAGGAATAGTTCCGCTTTCTAATCCACCAACTAAGGTCTCCATCTGAGAACTTATTAATGCTTCAGTAGGTAAAGCAGCTACTGCTGCCTGTACTTCTACAGGTTGAGAGTCTATCTTAGCCTCTACAGAAGCAGGATTTTCTACAATAGCTGCTGCAATATCTTGAGGTATACTGCCTGTTTGAGCTATCATAGCAGCTGCTGCGCCTGTTCGCTCTGTTCCTTGTACAGTGCTTCTTTGTGCTGCTGCAAAGCCTACAGTGTTAATAATAGTAGTTTCAGTACTTGTTGCTGATGAGCCTGTAATAGCTTCTCTAGTTTGTTTTTCAGCATCAGAGGTAGCAGAAAGCTGTCCGGCTACTCCTGAAACTTGAGGAACGTATGCTCCTGCAGAAATTACAGCGTTAACATTAGCAGCTTTACTTGAATTTATTAAAGCTTGCTCAATTTGAGATGCTTGAGCTTCACCTGATAAAGTTCTTATTTCAGTTACGGTTGCTTTAGCGCCTTCAGATAATTCTCCTGTAGCTGCGTCTACAGCCGTTGGAGTAGTTGCTTGTCCAGCAGCAAAAGTAGATGCAGTTATGTTCCCTTGTTGATCTGTAGTTTCTGCTGCTCCTGTTCCTGATTTTTTAGCTTCGTCTAATCTCATTTTTTGTTGTACAGAAACTGGCATTATATTTCCAGGTGCGCCTGTATCAGCAGCAGTTACTTTACCTGCTGTTATTTTTTCTATATCCCCTGTTTGTGTTTGATTAGGATCAGCGGCAAAATAATTATTTGGGTCTGTATCTTTAAAAGTATTCATAGTTACTGCAGCAGGAAGAGAAGGAAGTACTGTCTCACCTTTTTTCATTTCTTCAGCTGATGTTCTAGCTGCCGTTAATTTAGCTTCAGTAGCATCAGTATAAATATTTCTTGTGTCAGCTGCTTTAGCAGTAGCTACGGCAGTTTCTTTAGGTCTGTCTTGTCCTTTGTTTGCAACAAAACTACTACTACCGCCTCCACCATCAGGATTATTTCTACCGTCTGAGCCTCCGCTAATATCAGGTTCTTCACTAACAACTGTTGAAGGAGCAACATACGGGGAAGAAGCTACTGGGTTGTAAACTGGTGAGGTGTTAGCTGGTGGTATATTTGCTGGAACTCCTGTATCAGCTTCTTCACTTCCAGCCCTGTATTCATTTTGTGGTATTGGAACAGGTACAGGCGTAGGAACAGGACGTTTAGTAGCAGGCAAAGTAACACGTTTAGGTGCTTTAACTTGAGCTTTTTTCCCTTTAGCTTGACCAGAGCTACTCTTTCCGCCTCTAGCTAACTCTACACGGCCACCTGTTCGATAGTCTAATCTTTTCTTTTTATGTCTTTTACGTGCCATATTAATTCCTAATTAGTTTTAACTTCAAAAAGTTTATCAAGTTTTGTTTCTAGTTTATTAAGCATACGGATAACGCGATCCATATTATTTTCTAGTTCTTCTTTAGTAACATAGCCTTTAGCTACTTCTTCTCTAGTTTTATTTAAAAGAACATCTATTCTCTTAACCTCTACAAAGTTCTGTCGAATACTGTAGACTACAGGGGCCATTATAAAAGTAACGATTACGTTCCACATTTCCATATCCATAACTAAGACTCTATTATAAATTTATTATACACTACGCCTTCTATTGTTGGTTTTTCATCATCAATAGAGTAAGTAATATGTCCTGCATCTTTTACTGTTTCAAAGTATTTTGTCATAGAACTATTTACAGGAGACCAGCAAGAACACTTAGCCGCTTTAGTTTTTAAGTATCCAAAAAAAGCTGTAATATAATCTGAACTATAGTTCCAAGAGTAACTGCCTCCTTCATCAGGTCTAGCAACACCTACTCCCATCTGAAATATATCAGCAGTTTTTTCTAGTCTGCCTTCGTGATACTCTACAATATATCCATCTATTTTAGCTACAAAGTTTGTTCCTTCTTCATGCTTAGCTAAACACTTAGCAAGCTTTTCATCTATAGAACTAGAGTCAGTTAAACCAAACTCTTCCCATTTCCAGTTATCCGCTTCACCAGTTTCTCCTTCAATATACTTTAAAGAATACTCAAGACAAGTCTTATAAATAGCTTGGTCTATTTCAGCGTATGTAATTTCTTCAACAGTTGTTGCCATTCTATTTGTTCTCCAGTTCTAAAATTTCTTTGCCGCCTATGTAGTAGCTTTGTTCTTCAGGTCTATAGTGAAAACCTATTTTATTATAAAATTCTTTTGCTTTTATATTAGAACTACTTACCATAAGTTTTATGCATGTTAACTTTTCTTTTTTAATAACTGCTTGTATTAATTTAACAGCTATCTTATTTTTTCTGTGTTCTTTATCAACATACAAATCTTGTATATTAATAGTAGGCAATCCTTCCCATTCAGAAAAAGTTATAAAGTATAAACAAACGCCTACTGTTTTACTTTTAACTTCAGCAACAAACCCTTTAAATAAAGGATTGTTTGAAAAACCATACTTAATTAAACCCGGAATATTTCTTTTGTCTCTCCAGCCTAATCCTGTTTCTAAAGCAAGTTTAGTTAATTTTTCATCTATGCTTATTACGTCTTGTAATTCTATACTTCTAATATTTAACAAAGACATTACTTATTTTTTGTCTAGTATTTTTTATTTTTATAGTTGTTTGTTCTGCTAAAAATTCTATTCTTTCTTTTTCTTTTTTAGGTACGCCTTCTATATAAGGAAGTAACTTATCAAAACAATAACCGTATATCTCTAGCATGTTAATAGTATTTCTTTCAATACATTCTATATAATTAAACACGCTTGCTTGTTCACCTAGTACACCATAATTAAAAGCATCTATAGCTGCAGTAGCTTCTTCTTTAAATAACACATCATGTTTATGGTGCATGTATCTAGGCATAAATATTTTTTTAAGATCTTTTAAAATACCTTTATCTGTTTGTGGTATAGTTTCCCATCTTGAAGGATTGATAATAAAAATATCTAAGGTAACAACACTTTTATTTATTTTATTATTTACATATTTATAATGTTTTTTTAATCTTTTGTGATCTGTAAAAACTCCTTCCCTGCTTAAACATATATCATAAGCATTAATTTTATTTTTACTGGGTAAATCTTTTTCTTTTAGGTTTAAGACTACACCGCTTTTAACTACTAAAGTAGGAGTAAATCTTTCACAATTCTGTAAAGATGTTCCTAGTACGCTTTCAGTATGTTTTTCTTTAGCTACTACCGTATACTCAGTATTAGGCATGTTTTGTTTTAAAGAATTAACTGTTAAATTTGTTAGGTTATTACTTTCTAGTATCAAGACTTTTAGGTCTTTTAGGTCTGACATGTAATACTCTTTTAAAATATTTAAAAAAATTATTTATATTTTTCTCTGGATCTTTTGAAAGATAAGAAATTAATCCAGAGTCTTCAGAAGAAAGCATTCTTTTAAAATCTTCTATTATTGGATAACCGTTTTCAAACAATACAGTATAAATAGCTGTGTAAGTTTTAGGAACTACGTTTTTTCTATCAAACAATTCTACTCGTTTACCTTTTGTTAAAGCTACTAAGCCCATTTCAGAATTGCTAGTACACCCAACAGTTCTTGCTTTATTTAATACTGTATGTCCAGATAAGTTTTTAGGTATTAAACAATCTTTACCGTACTGAGCTTTTAAAAATGACAAGCCAAAAGGAGAAGTTAAAGGATGGGGTTTTAATTTAGCTCCTCGTTCTTTTACAGCCTTTAAAACTTTTACATCATCCGTTATTTCTTCTAGTATATTTGTACCTGCTAAAAAAATTACAAAAGGATACTCTATATCTGTAGTTTGTAGATTATACTTATCAGTATTGTTATTTGCAATATCGTTAAATATATTCTCGCCTTCTTCTGTAATTTCTTTTTCTAAAGAAGACCTTAAAATCTTTTTGCAATACATGTAAGAAGCAGGTTTTAAATACACAAACTTAGTCATAACATCTGTATATACATAACCTCTTATCTTAGGTTCATTTTTAAACTCATACCAAATATCATATTCTAAATTAGTTCCGTGATTACCTTTTTCCGGTAGTAAGTGATGTATAATATCTAGTTGTTTATTTTTTTCTGATCTTCTAATGTTTCCTGATTTAAAAAAATGTGCTATATCATTATTTAAAACATCATTAAAAGCTAAAGTTTCAAGAGCCATTTTTACATTTGCACCTTTTCTTTTCTAAAGCATCCATACGTTCTTCCATTTCTTTAAAGTGTTCTAGCAGTATAGATAATGTTTCTTCTGTTCTTCTGTCTATGTTTTTTAATGCTTCTTTATCTGTCATATCTTAACCTTCTTCCCAAGAATCTCCATCCCAATAACGAGCATTATGCGCGCCTGCTGAACCTACTTCTGTATCAAAAACTGATCCAGTATTTCCTGTAGCAGTTACTCTTACAAATATTGCTGTTGACGTATTAAAAGTTGTAGTAGTATTTACTGACGCATCTGTAGCTGTAGTTTTTGTTGTAGAAAAAGTTGTTGTAGTATTAAAAGTTGTTGTTGTATTAAAAGTTGTTGTAGTAGAAAGAGTTGTTGCGGTGCTTTTACTTGTAGATGTAGCTCTAGTTGTAGCATAAGTTGTTGTAGTATTATAACTTGTTGTAGTAGATTTTGAAGTGCCAAAGGTTGTTGTAGTAGATTTTGAAGTACCGAAGGTTGTTGTAGTAGATTTTGAAGTACCAAAAGTTGTAGTAGTATTTGTTGTTCCACTTGTTGTTGTAGTATGGCTTGTATTACGGAAATTATTTTGTTTACCGTAAGGGCCGGTTACATAGCTAGTTGTAGTGTTAATTGTTGCAGCCGTAGCAGTAGATCTTGTAGTATTATAACTTGTTGTAGTAGATCTTGTAGTATTATAACTTGTTGTAGTAGATCTAGTAGTGTTGTAACTTGTTGTAGTACTATGACTTGTTCCAGTACTTTTAGTTGTATTAAAAGTTGTTGTAGTGTTATAGGTTGTTGTAGTATTAAAAGTTGTTGTAGTGCTTCTAGTTGTTGCAGTAGCTCTAGTTGTGGCTGTAGCAAGTGTTGTATTATAAGTTGTAGTAGTGTTTGTAGTGCCGCCAGTTGATGTAGTTTTAGTTGTTGCAGTATCTCTAGTTGTAGCCCGTATAGCGTCAAAGAAAGTAGTTAAAGAACCATCTGTTTCTAAAACAACAGCATAGTTTACAAATCGTAAATTTCCGTTTGTTACTTTTACTAAAATTGGATCAGGTGTTTCAATCGAATCACCATCCCATACTCTAATACCCATTATCTATTCCTTGTATTATACAACGTACCAAACAAAACCAGTTTTCTTAGCTGACTGATCGCCTGAAGGTGCTGAAGTTACTATTGCAAAGTCTCTAGCGTCTACATCAGTTAAAGCTACTTGAACCATAGTTCCGTTATCGTTTACAACAATTCTATCTGCATCTGCAAGAGTTGTAGAAGTAGCACTTGTATTGCCATCTATAATGTTTAACTCTGCTGCAGTACTTGTCACACCATCTAGGATATTTAACTCTGCGGCTGTAGAGGTAACTCCATCAAGAATGTTTAGTTCTGCGGCAGTTGACGTTACTCCGTCAAGAATATTTAATTCAGCAGCTGTAGAAGTTACTCCGTCTAATATGTTTAGCTCTGCAGTAGTTGACGTAACTCCGTCTAGTATGTTTAACTCTGCGCCAGTTGAAGTGACAGCAGTTGAGTTAAGAACTAATTTGCCGTCGCCGATAGTAACTTTATCGTTAAAAGCAGCTGAGCCTGCGTCTGAACCGTCAAGTGTAAGCATGGTAATATCAGCAGTAGCATCTGTTCCTTTGAATATTATATCACTATCATTAGCAGCTGCATCTATTGTAATGTTTCCTGAGCTTGTTGTTATGTTTATTGCAGCATCCCCTGCTGCTATATCATCTGCTGCACTTGATAGTCCTGCTTGAAAATATGTTTTAAAGGTAGCGGCACTTGTAACTTTCATAGTACCTGCATCATTATGAAGAATACCATCACCATCTGCTACAGCAGTTGTTCCTACTGTTGCTCCACCATCAATAAGATTTAATTCACCTGCTGTGCTTGTCACACCGTCTAAGATGTTAAGTTCTGCGGCAGTTGATGTCACTCCATCTAGGATGTTCAGTTCTGCTGTTGTGCTTGTAACGCCGTCAAGTAAGTTAAGTTCAGTAAAGGTGCTAGTTACACCATCTAAAATGTTAATTTCTGCAGCAGTTGAAGTAACCCCATCAAGTATATTTAATTCTGCTGCGGTACTTGTAACCCCATCAAGTATATTTAATTCTGCTGCGGTACTTGTAACCCCATCAAGTATATTTAATTCTGCTGCTGTGCTTGTTACACCATCAAGTATATTTAATTCTGCTGTAGTTGAGGTAACTCCATCCAGGATATTAATTTCTTCTGGTGTAGAACTAATCTGTGTAGTTGATGCAGCAGCTAGAACTGGAAGAGTACCAGATACATTTGGTAATCCTATTGTTCTATCTCCTGTTGGATCAATTACAGTTAATGTAGTTTCATGGGCATCTGCTGTAGCTCCTTCAAATATAATTGCATTTGAAGCTTCCATAGTAACTGTATCTACTGTAGTAGTTGTTCCTGCTACAGTAAGGTTAGGTACTAATAGTTGTCCTGTACTAGGATTATATCTTAATGCTCCTGTATCGTCTAGTAAAGCATTAGATTCATCATGAAATATTACAGGAAAGTTAGTGTTAGCTGTGCTATCTGTGACTGTAGTTGTAGCAGATAATGTTGCATTTGCTACTGTAGTTCCTGCAATAACACTTGCCAAAGCTGTACCGTTAACTGTAATTGCATCAGCTTCTAAAGTTCCGTCTATGTCTGCATCACCTGATATGTCTAAGGTTGCAGCATCTAGTTCACCACTAATAGTAATATGTCTACCACCAGTAATATCAATATTTGCATCAGCTATAAGAGCTTTACTTGCTATAACAGTTCCGTTTGTTATTCCATCTATAAGATTAATGTCTGCTGCACTAGCTGTAACACCATCCAAAATGTTTAACTCTTCTGTAGTGCTAGTAACACCATCAAGTAAGTTAAGTTCAGTAAAGGTGCTAGTTACCCCGTCAAGAATATTTAATTCTGCTGCGGTACTTGTAACTCCGTCAAGAATGTTAAGTTCTGCTGCGGTGCTTGTAACGCCATCAAGAATGTTTAACTCTGCCGTGGTGCTTGTAACTCCATCAAGAAGATTAAGCTCTGTAAAAGTAGATGTAACTCCGTCTAAAATGTTAAGTTCTGATGCTGTGGAAGTAACACCATCTAATATATTTAGCTCTGCAGCAGTTGACGTAACTGTTGTTCCACCTATAGATAGTGCGTCTGTTTCAAGCGTACCGTCAAAGTCTCCGTCTACAGCATCTATGTTACCTACAAATTCTGTAGCAGTTAATTTGCCTGAACTTGGGTTATAAGTAAATCCTGTATCAGTTTCTAATCCTTGAGTTCCTGTAGCCCCATCAACAAAAACTGGAAATATAGTTTCGTCTGTGCTGTTGTTTGCAGATAATGTAACTGTTGTTGCTAGTGCTGCTGTTCCAGAAGTATCTTGATTAAGAGTACCTATTACAAAGTCTAATGTATTATCACTATCCTCATAAGTTACAGTTATATTTGTTTCAGTATTCGAGCTAACCATAGCTCCTACAGTATCACTAATTGTTTCTGCTAATGTAACACCACCTATTGTAATAGCATCAGCTTCAAGAGTACCATCAATATCTGCGTCACCGCTAATGTCTAAACTTATTGCGTCTACTTCTCCTGCTACTGTTAATACACCGCTTGATAGTGTCATTAAATCAGTGTCTGATGTATGTCCAATAGTTGTTCCGTTAACTATAACATTATCGACTGTTAAAGTTGTTAACGTTCCTAATGAAGTTATATTAGATTGAGCAGCAGTAGTTACAGTAGCCGCTGTTCCAGTTACGTTCCCTGTAACGTTCCCTGCAACGTTTCCTGTAACGTTTCCTGTTAATGGCCCTGCAAAGGCATCAGAAGTTACTGTGCCATCAAAGTAAGCATCTTTAAATTCTAGAGAGCTTGTGCCTAAATCAATATCGTTATCTGTAACAGGAACAATAGCTCCGTCTTGTATGCGTATTTGTTCTACAGCCGCACTCGATACTTCTACATATACTCCCCATCTATTGTTTGTACTATCAGCAACTATCTTATTTAAAAAGTCTATATCGCCTATAGTGTGTATGTTACCGCCTTGCCCCGCAGTACCATCATGTCTATGACCTGTAGAATCTGCGCTGCTTGAAGAGTAAGCAAAAGCGTTTAAGAGTTGGTTGTATTCATTATTAAAAAGAGCAGCGGTGATAGTATCGCCATCAGCTAATGAACTTTGTCTGGTATATGTCTGAGCCATTTTCTATTGTCTCCCTGATGGTCTGTAATTTATATATAGTCCGTTTATTGTGTAAGGAGCGTTTGTGTCCTCACTAAAAATTTTAAAGAAGTTACTGTGTCCACTTCCTTGTATGCTTTGTCTTATTAATGGAGCTTCTGGCGCACCAAATTTAGCTCCTCCGTTAAAAGTAGAAGATCCAAAAATAGCAGGATCATTTGTTTCTAATGAAACATCATTAGGTTGTATTTTATCTGTAGTGTCAAAATCAAACCTAACTCTTAATGTAGGATCTGTTGCTCCTTCTGGTCTTAAAGATACCTTAACGTGATCTATAGTTTTTAAAGTTCCAAAGTCTCCGTAATCAAAGTCTGGTGACTGGTACTCTGCTAATATATTTGTTTCAGTTCCTGAAGGATTAAAAGCACTTCCTGTATCATGATTATAAATATAACCGCTTCTGTCTCCGTGATAAACTTTTTCTTTGCCTGCAAAGTTAAAACCAGAAGTTACAGCAGGAGCTTGTATACCTTTTACTTCTGTCCACTCAAATCCTCTAGCTGTAAGTGTACCTGTAATGCCTTTAGAGTTACCTGTAGATTCTGCAGTACCGCTATAGTAAAGTCTATATTGAGACTTATCTCTAAGAACTACACTTGTAAATTCATAAGTAACAGTGCTTGTTAGTATCTCATTAATAACAGGTTGTATTGCTTTACTAATAGTTCCTAACTCGACATCGCCAATCCTTGCTGTACCCGCAATAGTTCTGAAACCGTCGGGAGCTAAGAATATTAAGTCACCTGCAAACTCTTGTATTGTTTTACCGCTTACACAACCTACGTTTTTGGTAACGGGTACAACAGCTATTGTGCTTGCGTTATTTATGTTTTGTAGTTTATAAATTGAGTTTTTACAGAATACAAATAGTTCATTACGGAAAGATTTAAGTCCTACTACTTGATCGTCTAGTACAATACTACCTGATCCAGAGCTTGTAAAATCATCTATGTCACTTGTACCACTATAAAAAATAGTATTAAGGGCTGTAGCCGCACCTGCAACTACTAAATGTTTATCGTGGATTACACAAAACTTAGGATAGTGTGTACCGCTTACTGTTATTTCTTTTGCAAAATAAGTTCTACTGCTTAATGCATCTCCAGTACCTGTCATTTTA